CTGTATGCGGTCTGCCCAGTACCGCACCGTGCTGCGCGGCACGTTAAGCTCGCGTGAGATTGCGTGGTAAGCGTCACCGCGCCTGATCTTGTCCTCGACCACGGCGCGCAGTTTGTTTCGGTCCATCAGTCAGCTTTCAGTTGTTTGCGCCAGTACAGCGCGCCCTTGTCCAGCCAGGGGCGGCTGGGTTCATAGAGCCGGTAGCCCGCGGCAATGAGCGAGTTGCTGCTGGCGGTGTTTTGGTAGGTGGCGGTCACGAGCCAGTTGAGCCCCACGCTGCGCGCAAAGCGCTCGCGCACGCGCAGCAGGCGCTTTTGCAAGCCCCGGCCCCGCCAGGCCGGCAGCACGCCCGCGCGCACCAGGTAACCGCAGTCGGAGAATTGAACGCTCGGCGTTAAGCCCGCAAAGGCGATCGCGCGCTCACCGTCAAAGACCAGCCACCAGGTGCCCGACTCCCACTCCGGCTGCTCGTCGCGCGGAAAAGTGGCCGCGTGCAGCACGCGCAACAGCTTGTGACTGGGGGCAACGCGCTCGACTCGCATGCGTCATTGAGGCTGGCTCGGCGGCGTCACACACACGCCTGCGGTGTAGTTCTGCAGAGCTCTTGCTTTCGCCTCCAAACCTCGAGCATGTTCGTCCAGCGCAATAAGAGCTCTTCCACATTCACCGGCGATGGCGGCAAAGGGACCAGTAGCTCCGCTGGTGGCGCCGGGATGCTCGGCGGTGCGATCACGGACGGCGTCGGCGAGGGCGGACTCGTAGTCGCGCAGCCGGTGAGCAGACTCACGAGCAGCAGCGGCAGCAGCCAACTTTTGTTTCTCAAGCTCATTGCGCACCCTTTCAACGGTGGAGGCCAGCGCCTGCTCTTTCGCTCGGGCAGACTCGCTCGCGGCCAAGGTTTGCGTGGCAGCCGCCGCGCGCTCGGCGTCCCACTGCTGCTGGATGTCAGCGCGCCCAGTCTTGTGCCCACTGTGGTAGGCCTTCCAATGCGTGGCGCCCAGCACCACGAGCGCGACCAGCGCAATCACGAGCCTGAGATGCATTGCCGGTACTCCTTCTCGCGCCTGAGCGTCAGGCCCTTGAGCGGCTTTCCTTGGAAATTATCCCAGCGCAAAATTTCCTGGCACGCGCCGGCGTAGTCCTGGGCGTTGAGCTTGCGCACCAGTGTGGATTTGCAAAACGCACCCGAGCCGATGTTGTAGCTCAGCGAGATGTAGGCGTCGTACTCGTGCTGGTGCAGTGGCACCTTGACGCACTGCTTGAGCGCGCCCTCGAACTTCTGCACGTCCTGCAGCGCCCGCACCAGCGCCTGCGGCGGCGTGATCCTGTCGCCCATCATCACACCGGCCGTGGTGCCGAAACCGATGGTGGGCACATCACCGGGCACCGGGATGTAGGCCGTGTCGCGATAGCCCTCGTGCACGGCAATGCCTACCAGCGTCGCAGCGCTTAAAGCCAGGCCAGCAAGGGCGCGACGGTTCATTACTTACCGCAATCCCATGCGCCGCTCATGCTCGGCCTGCTGGCGCTTGTCTTCTTTGTGGCGGTAGTACCAGTTGACGCCAAAGCCCGCGACCGCGATCAAGATACCGATCAGCACCGCGAACTCGTTGGAGACGAGCCAACCAAACACACTGGCACTGGCGCCGCCGTAGGTGGCCTTGCTGCCAGACGCCGCCATCGTTGCGTCAAAAGTGGTCTGCTGCTCTGGTGTCATGCTGCGCGCTTTCATACGAATGACCGCATGGTAGGAGGCGAGCTGCGTTACACGGACACGCGCCAGGCAAAGAAAAGCCCGCACAAGGCGGGCCAGGATTGCAGCGCTGTGGCGGGCTTTTACAAGCCGTCGCCCGGCGTGATGTAGAGCGTCGTGTTGCTCGCGGCCAGGCCGCTGAAAAACGTGTCGACGTCAAAGCTGAAGATCTCCACGGCACCGGGCACCAGGGGAATGCCGGCCGCTGGGCTGCCCGAGGTCGCAGCGACAGCCGCAGCCGCTGCAGCTGCCGCACTAACACCCACGCCCAGGTGCACGGTCACGGTGCCCGGGTTGACGATGCGGTACTGGCCAGCAAACACTGCCTTGGCGGTGGAGCTGGCGCTGGCCTGCACGCCCGTGGGTGCGGTGCTGGCGGCGGTGATGGCAACTGTGTTGCCCAGGGGTTTGAATGCGGATTCCATAATTACTCCTTAGACAAGTGTTGCGACGATGCTGGTGACAGACGTTCCAGTGCCACCTCGCATAGTTGGAATTCTTACCGTGTAGCCAATAGCGTCAGTATCGCTGGTCGGGTTAAATGTGATTCGCAAGGTGTAGTTGCCGCCGCTTGCCGCGGTCAAAGCGCCGTTAACCGTGGTGACGCCGGTGGTGGTAAAGGATGTGAATGTCGCGTCGCCAGCATTCAATGCGTAAAGCCAGCCAAAGGCAGCTCCTGCATTTCCGCCAAACTCACGAGCCGCAATTGCAATCTCTGCCAGTGCAATCGCAGGGTTTGCCCCCCAGTTACCCCAGGTGATGTCGATCTGTAGGTTCTGCGTGTACGGCGAGCCAATAGTGGTGTCGCCGGCGAAAATCAAGCAGTCACCAATTAGCTCGGCCTGCCCACCAGTGACGGTCGGCATCGTCTTGGAGCCAATCTTGAGATTGGTGCCATCGAACGTCAGGTTCGCACTGCTGGTGAGCTGCTTTGATGCGTTCAGGTACTGAACAGCATTGGCAGTCCCCGCAGAAAATGTTGATGTACCTGAGACGCTCAGGTTTACACCATTCAGATCGGCGCCGCCTTCGATGCGCTGCCAGGCAGAGCCGTTGAATGTGACCACATCTCCGACGCCCCAATTGGAAACGCTATCGAGAGCCGTCGAGCCGGCCACACTCACTTGGTAGTAGTCGCCTTTGGTTCCGGCGCTAGACGCCAGGGTTGGCGTGTTTGTGCTGGCATTCCAAGTGCCTTTGTAGTTCAACGCTCCGACGGCGTTTGCGATTGAAGAAACACTTTTCAGCATGATGATTCCTTATCCGATAAAGGTGACGGTCACAATGTAAGTGTCGCCAAGCCTGTTCTTCACATTCAGTTGACCGCCCGTGAACCACATGTTGAATTTGCCATCAACATTCGGATTTGTTCCAGCCGTAGAAACTTCAAACAGACTCCCCGCGGGGGCCGCGATCGAGTAGATTGCGTTGCCCCCGGTGACGAACACACCTTGCGTCGTGTAGTCGTAGTTGACGCTGACAATGAACAGCCCGCGTCCGATGTTATAGAAACGCGAGTCGAACGTGCCAGACGCATCATCAGCAAGCGCAAACGACTGAACAGATGCAGCGCCTCCGTTTCGGTTTTGTGGGTCAGAAAGAGCGCCACCCGCAAGCATCGGGCCCTTGTTGTTGGATCCAATGTTTGCGTACTGGTTAAGGAACCCCTGATTCATTGCGCCCATAATTGCGCCGCCATACGAAGTGGAAGCGCCCAGCGTGGTAGTGATGAAGGGCTTGGCGTTTGCGGGAGTCGATACGCCATCGACGTTCATCACGTTGGTCGCGACAATGTCGAAGTTGGTGTCCGTGCCGTTTGTTGCTACCGCACCCCAAACCAGTTCAGGCACGGTGATGTTGTCGAGTCGCAGCGTGCCGTAGGTGGTGCCTTCGTAGCCGATCTGCGCAATGGCGGTAATCGGGTTTTTGTTCACAGACACGTTGCTGACAGAGATTAGGGGTTTGAGCGGCGTCGCCACACCCGATCCCACACCAGCGGCAACGATGTAAGCAATGTTGTTGCCGACCCCCGCAGGGATCGAGTTCAGCACTTGAATGCCGTTGACGATCGCCGAACCGGTGTCTTCACCGTAGTCCGAGCCTTGGTAGAAACTCACCAGCGACAAGCCGGTCTGAATTGGAGACGTACTGGCGTAAGGTCGATAGATGAATTGGCAGTTCGAGACCACGCCAACGCCGTACTGAAAGTTGATTTCGACACTTCCGCCGTAGTTGGTGTAGTCATCGTCGCGGATGATG